CTTCGCCTAGTTTAGGCATGCCTGCGCGTGATAACTCGGCACTTCTACCAGACTGGGTCTCGCGCCGGGCACTTACCACTATTGATGCTAATGTTTCTCAAGCTGTAGACCACGCTATAATCACCTTACCAGTAAAAGTCATCGAAGGTCCGCCGATTATAATGCCGCCAGCTGCTACAAATACACCCACCCCCACACAAATTCAAACCAGACCAAACGACTCATCTATTAATTCTGCAGAAAGAAACATAAATTTACCTACATTTTAAATTTAGGCACGCATTGATCGCATAAAAAATCCCTTGGATTTGGTCCAAGGGATTTTTACTTCTTAAGTTGTGATGATACTAGTCATCATCATCCTTTGCCAGCTTCTCAAAAAATGAAAGACTGTCATTAACAGAAGCAGTCGGCTGTCGAGTCGCTGAGGCTGATCGCCCGACTGAAGGTGCCGAATCTCTCTTGGGTTTGTTCTCTGTTTCTGCTTGATAACCATAATCTTCACCATTACGACTATCGCCACCGAGAATCTTAGTAAGCTTTGATTGCAGTTCATCGTATGTTTTGAACTGATCGGGCGCGAGGAAAGCCTGCAAAGAGTGGCATGAGTTCAAGAGACGATCAATTTCATCGTCGTCCTGAGAAATCGCAGCAACTTCACCAAACTCGGACATATCGTAATTACGATAGCCCTCGACGTTCCGAATCTTCAGCCGCAGTGCTGCACCATTAACCAGATTGAACGGGTTCATTGGCGCATCGCCTTCGAACTGTGGATCCATCTTCTGTTTGATTTTGTCGAAGATCTTCGCGCCGAACTTATAGAGAAACACTTTACCCTCGTTTTCGGGATTTGCCGAGTCCTTGATAACATAGATGTTTGAGATGTATGTCAGCTTGCGCTTCTGTTCCCGCGCCTGTTTACGACCAGGTGAATTATCATCTGAAGATTCGTTCCAAAGCTTGGAGTTAAGTTCAGAAACCGGGTCAGTCTTGCCGAGTGTGGTCAGACTGTTCTCGATATACCACTGACCAGCCGGACCCTTGAACCCGTGGGTCCAAAGACGAATGAACGGCATGTCCTCGTTCCTCGGAGAATCGAGGAAGCGAATAATTGCATAACCATTACCAGCTTTGTCAACGTTGGGATACCAGAAGCGTTCGTCCTTCTTGTTCTCAGTCTTAGAAGCCATCTTGTTAACTTCCTGCTTGAGTCGATCAAAGGAGGAACTCTTAGAACTTAGCTCGCGATATGAAAGTGCCATGTGTGTGTATTCCTATATGTTTGTATGTTTGTATCACAATAAACCACTGATCTATTGTTAGAGTATTATACTATACTTATTACAAATTGTCAAGCCTTTCTTTCAGGGTTCGAATAATTTTTGCACCATTGATCATTGCGGAACCCATGATATTGTGGGTCATTCCCTGATATTCTTGACTCAGGCACCGACCATAGATTTCTAGGTTACGCACGGTTAGATCTAGACTATGCATGGGATCAACAAACGGCTCTTCGTTTTCCGGCGAAGACTCTTTTTCTTTTTTCATTAAACCTTCAATACAATATTTGGGTTCCATCCAGATTTTTCTCCAGTCGACTCATATCCACGAGGATTGCATACAATTCTAGTGCTGCCGATCATATAGTCGGAAGGGGTGTGCATATGGCCATGAGTCCACAGGGAGATCTCTGGATGATCCATAATAAACTCACTTAGATCGCTGGTATATCCGCCATTTATAACATGCATGCCCTTATATTTTGTAGAAACGCTCAGGGTCGAAGGCGCGTGATGACTAACAACTACAATCTTGCGTTGGTTTCCATTTTCCTTAAGCTCGGCAAGAGTTTGTTTGAAATAACTGAGGGTTTCCCTATGCCGGATTGCGATATCTTCGGGTCGCAATCTACTATAGCCGAATGATCTATCATTACGAATAAGGCGGAAATCATTCATACGTTTCGGCAATTCAATTAGAGTGAGAGGATCTCCTTTATTGCAATCGGTCCACAGAGTTCCTCCGATAAAGACTACATCATCGATGATCTTTGTGTCGTTTTCGAGCATATATAAGTTGTTGTGTCTAGCACACTCTTGACGCATGTGGTCGATGCTACCAAAGAACCTGCCACGGTAGAATTCGTGGTTTCCCATAATGTAAATTACGCTTGAAAACTCTGAGCAGCATCGATCAAAAAATCTGCGATAATGGTTCGCAGTGTTCATTTTCATCTTCGGCTTTATGTCAGGATAATTACCGACCTCCAGAGGATTCTTATGCAGGGTCTCGGCTATACAAATATCGCCTCCCAAAATTAAGACGTCGCACTTTCGACCATTGCGAATAGTGATATCCGAGAACTCTAAGTGTAGATCAGAAACTAACTTTATCTTCATAATGACCTATTATACCGCTTTATCAGCCTAAAGGCAAGCACTAAATTAGCAAGTGCTTACAACGGGTTGGCTATCCAACTCAATAGCACGACGCAATGCATCTTCAACAAATTTGTTAAAGGTTATATCACGCTCGTGTGCTATTTTCATATATTGTAACAGTTCTTCGTCCGAAAGGTCAACCGGAACTTGCACCCGTGTGTCATAGTTCTCACCTGCCCGAATAGCCAAACACTTTTGGATAAAGTCATCCACAACGTCCAAATCCACATAGTCAACGTCATCCCATGCTTGATTAGTCAGCACACCTTTGTGTTCAGCTTCTTTGTTATGCTTATCGACATTTTCTGGATTGATCATTCGATAAGCGCGACCATTAGTATAATCATGCACGCTTACTTCGTAGACCTTTTGGTTTTTAGTATCAAAGATGATCGAAAAACTGTACCCACCTTCGTCGTTAACACCATTCCAACTGTCTAATGTATATGTATTTGGTCCATAGCATTCCCAACAGTAATCACAACCGTTGGTGATTTTGTAGTCAACAATTTCCATCCATTCTTTTAGATTCAACATTTCATTCTCCAATTTCTATAGTAACTCGGCTCTCATAAGCATCCGCAGATTCTTAGTTTTAATAAGTTTCACGAATGGGTCGTATTTATAAATTAGTTTCGATATGTTTGGATAAATGAATTTCTCATCAATTTGTTCGTCCCAATTATTCATAAAGCCAAGAACGCGATTTGTAGCAACAACTGTTTCAATACGAATTTTCTTACCAAGCATTAATTTAAGAAGCTGTGGATGACCTCCTTCAACAACTTCAAATAATTTCTGAGAATCTTCTTCAAAGTCTTTCAGGAATTTCAAATCCTCAGTGAAGAGATATGTCATCGACTCGTTGTTTTTTTTCCAATCAGCAAAGATCTTTTCTGCAGACAACGAAGTTAGATCGCCGACCCAAGTCTTGCCGCTTGATATGAAATTAGAAACAAAGAAGTTGGTTAAATCCTCGTCGTTGTCCGAATATTTTCGTTCTATCTTACGAAAGAAAAACACGTCTTTTCGTTTTGCGAAAGTTTTCTCGCTAATAGCCCTCGACTTCCCCCCATACTTAAAAAAGTCATATTGAGTAGTAAAGTGCAATTTAAGAGACATGTATCGACGATAAGCGTGCATTCCTTCCAAGATCATTAGATTGGCAGTTTCGCATTCTTTCTTTTCAACAAATTCATTCGAAGAGCTTCGTGCAAAATTATCTTACGAATCTTTGGATTTAGAAGCTTTGGGATTGATTCGAATTCTACTCCTGTCTTCTCACATATATCGACAATGGCGTCTACATAGGTCATATTGTTTTTCGTGATTCTCTCGGTCAGAAGTTCGATAAATATATCTTGCGTGATAATCTGCAATTGACTATTCACTATCGAGTTTCCTTCCCGCCCACGTCTGTTCGTTGAATATCTTCTGATAGGAGTTCCGGATAGTATATCTCGAAAGCGACGCAATTCTCTTTGCAAACAAAGAAGTGCTCTTCGCCTGGCGGCACCTTTGTAAAATCTCCCGCCTTCAATGTTGTAACGTCCGTCAGGTTGTAAGAGGATTTCACGACGTGGATTTCCAAAACTCCACTTTCGACGAAGAATCCATTCCATTTGTGCGCGTGCTTGTGCCGAGAGCATCGATATCCAGCCATTGCCGATATTCGGTGCAACTCTGCCACTGGCGTGTCCAATATTTTTACTGTCTCTCCCCATACTTTTCCTGCCTTTATCATGATTCATACCCTTCCATATTTATATATTTCTTAGAAATATAGTCTACCTCAATAAGTTCCGAAAGTAAATCACTAAATTTGTCGAGGCGAATCATATTAGGACCATCTGATGGGGCATTGTCTGGATCCTGATGAACCTCCATAAATAAGCCAGCAACGCCTACAGCCGTGGCTGCTCGCGCGATAACCTTCGCCATTCTTCGATCGCCGCCAGAGCTATCGCCAAGTCCACCTGGAGACTGGACTGCGTGGGTACAGTCCATAATTACTGGATAATTAAAATTCTTCATAATGTGAAGAGAGCGCATATCGACAACCAAATTATTATATCCAAATGTCGTGCCACGCTCTGTGATAATAATCTTCGACGCACCGAAGGATTCGGCTTTCTCGACGACATTACGCATTTCGTTTGGCGCGAGGAATTGTCCCTTCTTGATATTCACAGGCTTTCCACTTTCTACTGCAGATTGAATCAAATCTGTCTGACGACATAGAAAGGCGGGGATCTGGAGGATATCCGCGTTTGTAGCACCGCATTGCCAGTTCTCGTGAACATCAGTCAGCACTTCACACTCGATAACTTCCTTGACTGCTGAGAGTCCATACCATGCCTCATCGAAGCCTTCGCCGCGATAACTCTTTCCACTCGTTCGATTGGCTTTGTCGAAAGAAGTCTTGAAACAGAAGTTGACGCCATTACTCTCACATATTTCAAATAGCTTCCCAGCCATATCTAGCGCATGTTGTTTTCCTTCGAAAACACAGGGTCCAGCTATAATGCTGAGCCGTTTCGTGTTATCGCACGCATCATAAAATTTGCTCATTTCCAATTCTTCCTTCATAGTATGCCTTCGCATATGTTTCATGATTAACGTCAACAATTGTCTTGAAAACGATAACTGTTCTAATTTCCGTACATTCCTTAGTGACTGGCATTGGTTTGTGACGGGTTCCTGCGGGAAATGCGAAAAGTCTGTTAAATTTGTACGAACAGTATTTAATACAGTCGTCAGCAGCTTCGTTGTATAATGCAGTACCACCTTCCCATTCTATTTTCCAGTTTGGTGAGGAATAATAGATTACAGTAATGTCTCCATCATCTCTGTGCATGGCGCCATCGACGCCGTATGTGTGCGCGTTGGCGTATGCCCGTACAGGCAAGAATGCAAAACCAAAACGATATAACAATGCACGTGAAACGTCTTTCCACAGAAGGGAAATGTTAGGATGCCCAATCATCTCACATTCTTGTAGTTCTGGCATGCCCTTCTTATCATTCCATATGCTTCGATGCCAATGCCATTGTTTGTTGGTCTTGTCAGGATGGCCACCCCAATTGCAACTCCACGTTTTATTTTCGAGCAATTCTTGAGAAACCGTATTCGCTAGCTCCTCTTCAAGAAAATTATCGACAACTAGGATATTATCAAATTTCAATTTCATTTACTTTAATGTACCATTTCCATTATGATCAATTTCGTTTGTAGAACGTGTGTCCATCTATTTGCGCCATTTTTGGATATCCCCAATTCGGAAAAACTTTGGGGTTATGAAAGTGCGTTGCGCCATCGGTGAAGTCTATCACGCGACCTTCTAACACAGCACGTGCTGCGTATAAAGATTTTGCCCAAGCCGCACTAGTATAATTTGGTTCATCGGACTTACCATCACAATACCAATTAAATTGACATTTATGTAGTATGGCGTAGCCATTTAGGTTTCTTTTCGATTGAGTTATAGTTTCATAGATCGTGTTTGGGTATCTGCCGTCGTTGATTCTATTTTTGATAACTAATCCAATCGCTAGTTTGCCGGCAAGGGATTCGCCGCCAGCCTCGAAATACATAGCTTTCGCCATCCAAAGTAATTCATTTTCGTCTACATCTTTTATAACTGAAACTGAAGCAACTGATTGAGGTATATTTTCTGAAAACGACACCAACAGCACTGCAAAGAAAACAGCTTGGACCAAAAGACCGGTGATGATATTCATCGGGCTTCTCCTCTATAGTGTTTTATGGGTATTATTTCTTAGACACAAACAGATTGAGTTCTTCCGCCAGTTTTGTGATCTGTGATGGGGTCGGAATCTTAGGAATATCAAGCGGTGTGATCTTGCCAGCGCGGGAATCTATGGCGAGCTGTTGCTGATATTTGGAATTCATAACATTCAATTTGGCGAAATAATCGTCCATCGCCAGCTCCTTTGCCATCTTAAGCAAAGAAAGGCGAATAGTATATGCATTACTAGTTTCCATCATATTCTCCTGTGTGTGTGTCTCTGTGTATAGGTCCAGTTTGATTCTGTTTCAAGGCTCAAACTGGAAAGCCCATTGGAATCAAGCCGCGAGGCTCATTTCCAAAAATGCGTGATTATCGTTCGCATTTAATGGTTGAACTGTTTCGGTCGTATCTTACCGGATAGCTCCATCTGCCTTTACTGTGACCAATCGAACCCTTTCACCCCCATAGTGGTGGAAAAATTATGGTGGAGGTGTCGGCATACGATAGCCGAGTCTTGATACACCTATTTCGCACACTTCATCACTATCAACTCTTATTATTTATAATTATATCACACATCATGCATAATGTCAAGCGAAAACTTTCCAATTTGATACGGGTTGAAGACCGCAACAAATCGGTTGCTTTTTTTTGAATGTGA